AGATGATGTTGCAGGAATTCTTGTAATGGCATGGTAAACGTTAGTGTTGGCCGTGTCGGTAACAAGAGTATGCAATTGAGGAGTAGTTGAAGTAGCAACACCCACAAACATGAAGTATGCTTGAGTGGAGTTGCCTGAAAGATATCCATTAATAGTTTCAAAGCCAGGAGCATAGAAACCGGTGTCGAGAGCACCAGGTGTGCAGTCAGCAGTGTTTCTAATATCCAAGGCAACAACAATGGTATCTCCAATGTTGACGTTGAAGCCTAAGTTTACTGCACCACTTGAAGGGACGTTTAGAGTGAAGAAATCATCAACACCAGCATGTCCGTTCAAAGTAGTAATGTGATATTCACCCAAGTTTATTGCAGGTTCTAATCCCTCTTGAGCAATTTCATATGAAGTAGCACCAGTGTCAGGATTGACAACTGTTTTAACAGTACGAAGTTGAGGGTTCTTGTCAACAAGATCGACGTCGTAGTTCGCGATTATGTATCCATGAGTGTCCATATCTGCGGCACCCACTAAAGCTAAGTAGAACTTACCAACGTTGTATGTTTTTAAATCACCATTTGATCCATCGGCACAATAGTACCAATTCTTTTCACCAGGATGATTTAAAGGCATTTCAATAGTCTTGTTAACATAAACAGGGGTGGTGGTGAATTTGGCTAAATTAGAGAGTCCGACCATATCACCAGGAACAGCGTCATAAGCATCGAAGTCGTAGGCCATAGCTACGTTACCCTTTGTGTTGGTTGGCTTAGTTGAAACAAAAGTAAAAGATAACTTTCTAAAGCGATATTTGTCAAACAAACCAGCAATTTGTGATAACCATGGGAAAGTAGTGACATTTGCAGGGTTAATTGGGAAAGATAAAGCAGTGTAGTCCATAACTGTATCCTTCTTAAAAGGCCACCAACCAGTACTCTTGGTACCAGGACTAATGGTAGCGATTATTTCTGACTGAGAGATACGTATGGGTTTTCCAGAGTTGGTAAAAGAAGTAGAATAGGCAACAGGAGCGAACCTGCGAGTATTGCGGGTAGTTTGGCTGGCTGCTACCTTGTTTGTTTTCTTCGATCTATTACCTAACATCGATTTAACAGCTGCTTTGGTGGCAATTGGGACTGCTGTATTAACAGCGGTCTTAATGGCTTTGCTAGTGGCTTGTTTGGCTACTGTTGAAGCGATTGTTTTAGCTAAAGCTGCAGTTGCAGTTGATTTTGACATGTTGTTGTTGAAAAGTTTTGTTAAAACGAAATATATTACCTCAAACATAGTGACCATCGTCTTCAAGAAAAAACTGCATGGTTCTATTAAGCGTTTGTGGCGGTGACACAACTATATCCGTATACTGATGGATCATTTCTCTATACATGGAGGTGAGAACTGGGACTATTGCTTCAAAGCCGTAGTCCTCCACGTACGCACCTATTCTCCTGTCCAAGGATTCCATGTCCATTTGCTGCTGCTGTTGTCGTCTATATTCTTTTTCCAAAACTTCCTTAATAAGCTTGCGTAAAAGTTTTTCTCTGTTGTTAACCTTCGTTAAAAATATCCTGTACTTATTATATTCAAATTTCCGGGCGATTTGGGCTATAATACTCGTTCCATTTTTAAGATCAATCTCTCGTTCCATAGGTTGTTCGTAATGTTGCAAATTCTCTGCCAGGAATTTCTTATAATCTAACTCGTAGTCATCATCTAAACCGTTAAGATACTTCGAAATGTCAATATTGAACAAAGCTCCATGAGCCGTCAATATAGAAAAGGATTGCAGTTTTCCTAACAAAGTTTGGGAAAGCTGGTCCAAATTTGAAGCTGCTAAGTTGCCAGCTTTATTAAGAAGTCGGTCAAGGTCTTTCGTATAATACTTGTAATGGTATTCAACCTGACAGAAGGGGATACTATAACTACAGGACTTATTCTTCAAATGAAC